CCCTCCCATGGGAATGCATCGGCTCCATGCTTACGCAGGTCCTGGCTCTTGCCAGGCCATATGTTATGCCTATCGTCATATGCTTCTCTGCATTGATCGAAATAGGGTTCCAGCTCAAGGTTCGTCTGATCGTATGCGCGGCGAAGCGCGGATACATTCGGCTCTGAGGTGAAGTATGTTAGTGAGTCGGAGAGGTTTTCTGGCATCTGTTGCTAATTTTTTTGATTACCTCAAAAACGTAATTTTTAGGCACTCCTATCATATCACATAATTTTTCTGGAGGAACCTCTTCGGTATTAAGAGTTAAAGCACGAGTCATCAGCTCCCAGGCTAGTAATCTATCAACCTGCTCATTGATCCAATCCTCATCAAGAGTGATGTCCTCTTCCGAATCAATCAGACAGCTTTTCTCTGATGTATCTGTAACTGGGGTTTCCATCATTTATTTCTTCAATATTGATTCTTTTTCCTAGCATGTGCTCTCTGAATCTGCGCGGAACTATAACTGGGACAACAAAATCAAGACCCTCTACTTTGCAGTACACGTAGCTTTTGTTGGGAGCGAATCTAATTACCCGCCCTTTCCAGTGCTTCGGCACGATTTCTGGAACATGCAGCGCCATCTTAAGTATTTCTGCACCTTCTTCGTTAATCCACGTATTTTTCTTGGAGCCAGTTATCATGGAATCATCCAGCTTGTCCTTTACAATATCCAGGGACTCCTCAAAACTGTACTCAGTTTCGTATCTCTTCATTAGGGTCGTTAATCTTTCTTTCACTAATATCCTCCTTTTTTGGGTTGCTGCTGAAATAAGTTGTTATCGTAGTGATCTGGTCCGTCCCCAGAATTCATCATGCGTAAGTATCTCATAAGGTCAAAGAAGTCCTTGAGGGGTTCGTCGCTCTTTCCTTGCGAGGAATAATTCAATAGACTGTCCACTAAGTTCTTGCATGAAGAATCAATATAGCACACTGGACTGTTCGCTTTGTCAAGTTCTGCGTCTGGGTTATATGCGAACCATTCGTCCAGGGCGGCTATACCAGTATCCTCGTGCTTACCAGAACTAGGAATAAAGTGCATGTTGTAATCGGCGAATACGGTGAATAGATCCTCGTTGTTCTCATTTTCCCTAGCAAAATACCTACTATCCCCTACGCGCTCCTGCACCTCAATCTGTAGCTCTTCTTCGATTTCTTCGAACAGAGAAACATAGGAAGCTATATCAAGCCCTATCTTCTTTGCTGCTGGGCCGAACTTCCACTTGGGATCCCCAAAGATAGCCCATTCACCATAAGTATCCCTGTCGGGCCACTCCCTGATAATGTATACATTGTCGTGCGATACTGCAGCCCAGATGCAGCTGAAGTTCCTAGCACCAGCGGGGTCCACAATGTGATAGCAAGTGTAGCGCTTCTTGTCCGTGAAATCGGGCATCTGCATTCCGTGCCTGTTGGGTTCATTTGAAAGTACGTTCACCGAGGTACTGAACATGGGCAGCAAAGAGGTCATACTCTTCACGGGAACCCCGTATGCACGCACCAGGATTTCATCATCTGAGCTATTCTTAAGATCCTTTGCTATGCGGTCGTACCCGCCGAAGGGGTTCTCGTCCGAGTGCAAGTATACTATTCCTGCATCCCTACTTGGACTGTACTGCTGCACGGGAACGTCCCTTTCTAGTAATTCAGCCTTGCGAACCTGCAGTGTCTCTGCACCCTTCAGGTATTCCGAAACGAAGGGGGTGTACCCATCAATGGGGGTAAAACCGAGAAGCATTCGACTGTTTCTTGTAGCAAGTCTAAATCTCAATGTATTCACCAGGGCAGCGTCCCCCAGGTACTCGTCCAACCATGCCCCTATGTTCAATGCATTCATTTCATTGCACTCGTTGAACCCGAACTCGAAACCCTCCAGTATGGTTTGATTGTTGCTGAACTGCGTGTAAGTCTTGAAATCTACTCTAGTCTTGGTGTCGGGGAAGATGAAGCTACTACCAGTGAATCCGTTCTGCATGCTGTAGTTTATGTAGCCATCTATGCTCTTTGTCTTCTTCCTGAACTCCTTCGGCATCATCTCCCATACTGCACTTTGCTGCACCTTGACGCTCGTATCTGCATTCTGACTGAAACAAACTACGTGCCCATCATTGCAGCTAGTTACTGCTTGCATTAGCAGTTTAGCGCAGCCAGTGGTCTTTCCGCTTCTGTTCCCGCCGAATGTAATGACTTCATTGTAGTCCTGCAGGGCTTCTCTAATTCTACCCCAACCAGGTAGCTCAAAGCCGTACCGCAGGGGATCCTCCTGCGATGCTAGTATTCTACCCTCGTGCGCCCTGTGCAACTCGGACAATAATTTCGGATCCTTCTCCCCCAGCAGCACTATCTCCTCGTCGGTTGGCGGCTGCAGGATTGCATGCTTTGTGAATTCAATCATTTTCTTCTGGCTCCTCGGGATCCTCTTCAATCCACTCAATTTCAATATTATGCGCATTGATCTCCTTCTGCGCTTCATGCAGGAGCATCTTCCCTGCAGGCAGATGATTGTAGTCGTAGAAGATCTCTCCGATTTCGTCCATGACTACAAAGCAGTAATTCTCGAAATGCTCACCGAGAATACCCTTGACCTGGTCGTAGATCGGGTCATAGCTGGGATCTGTTATTGATCTAGGCATCCTGAACTTCAGCTTGTATTGTTTTTGCCTGCTCTATCCTATCCCTAGCAGCCTTGATTGTTGCCTCGTAGTCCTCCTGCGTGTACACCTTGCGCTCTTCGCTGATGTTCGTTGCCTCCCCGCGAGCCGTCAATGCTTCCCGCGCAGCATTAGCCTTCGCTATACTGAGCTCCTTGAGGTCCTTGAAACTGACTTTCATTTCGGGGTCATCCTGCATGCGCTCGCGCACTTTCTGTATGAGGTCCTCCTCCAGGCTAGTTAGATGCATGTAACTCTTCGCCGCCAGTTTACCCCCGAGTTCCTTGAACCTGCTCAAATGGTCCGCGAACTCCACCAAAATGTTCACAACTGTATTCCTGTGCACCCCGTACTTCTTTACTATCCTGGTCTGCGTACTGCCCGTGCTGAAAAGATACAGTACCCTGGCCACCTTTTCGGGATCGTACACCGCTAGGGACTTCACTTTCTTTAGTTGCATCTCCTCCGCGTACGCCTGCACCGCAGCAGCAATTTCGCCCTGCAGTAGATTTTTTTCAGTTTTCTCTTGCATTTATTTAAAAAGTATGAATTAACTATGATACTATACAAACATCATAGTCCTAGTGCAAGCCCAATGTCAAGGGTGCAAACGGTACTTCAGGTAGCACCTGGTAAGACATTAAACTACGAACGCAGCTCGCCGAGATCAAGCTCCAGTAGGAATACTGGCGCTCTCCGCGAACTATAGGTTATTCTCCCTGATGCAACCATGAAGGAGAATATAAAATAACGCTGCTGCTTAAGGATGAATGATCGATAATACCTAGTCCGACCTCTATGGTCTACGCAGTCCGTGCTTCGTGAATGGCGAAGCTGTGCTCATAAATAACAAAGCTGTGCTAGGGTGTGGTATAATACGAAGATGTCCAGAAAAGATACAGTAGCTAAGATGAAGGATAAGGCTTACCAAAGCCGTCCAGATCAAAAGAGACGCAGAGCCGCTCGTAATAGAGCTAGGAGAGCTGCAGTCAAGAAATACGGGGCAGCAGCACTTCGGGGAAAGGACATAGATCACCGCAACGGTAACCCTATGGACAACAAACCTTCGAACCTTCGGGTTATGTGCAGAAAAACAAACCGAGGCCGTAACAACGGACCCAACGGTAAACCTGGGAAATCAGGACATAAGAAAAAATAAACCCTGCACCCTGAGCAAGCACCCCGCAAGGTCGGAAGCCCTTTGAGGAAGGTATTTTTTTTTGGGGTAGTAGATGAATACACATTTGCAGCAGCAACTGCACTTGCGACCCCACCCCCCGTCTGATGATAGCCAAGCACCACGCAAGCTATGCTGCTTCGCTATTATAGCATACTTGCTTAGGCCCTTGGCTGTCTCGATAGTAGTGCACATAGGAGCACGCAAAAAAAAGTTTTTTTTATTTGACATGGGGCATCGCTGGTTTACTGTAGTTGTATCGGAGCCAATCAGGCGAAGACTAAAAGAATAAAATAAATACCATGATAAGAACAGATATCGAATATGTAACGCAAGAGGTCAAAGATATGGCTAATTACCCTGAGTGCGATGCCGTTGCACAACATATCCTCACGTTGGATGCTCGGATAAAAATCCTGGAGAATGCGCTTAAAAGCACAAACGAATCGGTAAAGATTTTGTGCGACATTCAGGAAAAATCCTTGCGACTGCACCGAATGTAAAACCAGTCCCGCCAGAAATGGCGGGGCTTTTCTTTGTCCTTGTGTCCTGGGTTTGCTGGGTAAAGGGGGGAGGGTTAACGGGGGGCGTGAT